CATAGGCGTACTCCATTAGGGGTTTAGTTAATGAACATGATTTATCGGATCAAGTCAGGCAATGCCTCCTGTACTAATTTCTTAGTCAATCCTTTCACGGGGGTCTTCTTTGCAACCATTGAGATTACAATTTTAGCATCTTCTGGATGTATTGCTTCGAGAGTGTCGATGAACATTTTCTCTCTCTTGACTGTGCTGAGGCGTTCACACTCTTGTACACCCTCAACAAAATATTTAAAGAATCTGTGGTGTCTTAGTAGGGATGATGGTGCTGTATTAATTTCGTTCTCGGTGAACGGAGGAGTGCCAACAGGCAACTTAAATTTTATTGCAGGATCGAAAGTACCTTGAAGTACATCACGTAAAGGCATAATATTATTCTCTCGCAAAACCTTAATCTTGTCTTGACGAGTTTTCTGTACTGCTACTTTCTCTAGTATCTCAAACACTTCTAATCTTTTGCTATGATTCATTTATTTAATTCAACCTTCATCTTATTCATTAAAAACGTACTAAGTGCATTATACACGATCACAATACGCCTGTCAACCACTTTCTCATATTATCGAGTTTTATTTTTCAACTCTGATTTGATCCACTTTTTAGCGCGAGAATCCTTAACGGGTTTCTTGGACCACGCTCCGATACCCTTGTACGCTGCCATAGTTTCTTTTGTGAAGTCTTTGCCTTCGCTGTTATCTACGATAAAGGTATTCTCTTGACCGAACATTTGCTGGTATGTTCCAATATTATCTTGCACTGCCTGCCACATCGGGGTAAGCATCTTCTTACCAATAGAGCGTTTACGTTGTGCGTCACGATCAACAGCAGTTTCTAAGTTGGTGTTCACTACAATGATTGCAGTGTCATATCCCATCTTCTCTAGTTTTGCTCTTTGCGCTTTAATCTTGTCTGAGTCTTTACCAGTTCCATCAATAACAATGCCTAGACGACCTTTAAGATACATCTCTTGTTTAGCGGCAGTTAATTTAGTTGCTTTGCCACGTAGTTCTTGACCCTTAACAGAGAAGATATTATCTGGATTCATCTCCATGCCCGCTTTCTTCATAGCGTTTTCGAATGCGTCATCAGAGTTGACGACACGAAATCCAAAACTACCTAGTCCAGTTTTACCTACGATAAACGACTTACCACTACCAGGACCACCTGCAAGAAATACTGCTTTGAATATAGCAGGATCATTTACACCTTCGTTGATTAGGTCTATTTCTGCTTGCTCGTTGATGTACTGCTGAAATTTTAACATTAAAAAATCCATATTGATTGATTGTCGTCTACCACAACTAGATGGTCTAGGGTTGTTTCGTCTAGCATATAGAATGCTTCTTTGAGTGTATTTAGTATTGGAGATCCTTTCACATTGAAAGAAGTATTCAATAATACACCATTAAACTCAGTTAATAAGTCATATAGTATTGTATTCTGTTGTTTAGTAACTGTCTGTACTCTTGCAGTATTGTCAACATGAGTAACTGCTCTTAACTTATCTATATGTTCCTCACGAGTCTTTATTGCAAAATTCATATAAGATAGATTGTCATAACGAATCGAATCGAAGTAAGTCTCAGCATCTTCTAGTCTACATACTGGTGCGAACGGACGATATGCTTCGCGTCTCTTCACTACATTAACTTTGTCTTTCTTATCTTCGCCCTTGGGATCAGCAAGTATAGAACGATTGCCTAATGCTCTCGCACCTACTTCCATGCCACCTTGTACTAATCCAATGATCTTATCATCTTTCAGAATACTTGCTATCTCTGTGACTGTTGCTCTTTTGCCTCCATACGATTCTATATAATGTGATAGTTCATCTAAGTCTTGTATCTTTTGACCCGAGTATGTTGTTTCTTCACGAGAGTATTTCATTTCATTCGCAACCATCCATTGCACGAGCATACCGTAAGGTATACCTTGGTCTGCCGGATTAGGTGGGACGAATAGATTTATATTTAACTCTTTCTGCAACACGTCATTGAATAATACATTTAAAGCAGACCCACCAGAGAACACCACATTTCTGTCGTAGTCATCTAGGTTTATCTTTTGTTGGTTCAGTATACCTACAAACCATGCCAGCGCATCTTTAACGAATGCATCTTGAATGCCTCTTGCCAAATCACATTCTGTTTGCCAATCAGTCTCGTCCACGAATAGTTTATAAGGATTATATAGTTCGGGCGAAGGACTGAACGCTCTAATAAAATTAGTCTTACTATTAGTCCCGTCTTTCAATGTTTGATTGTAATGCCTTTCGTATAACATTCTACCTGGACTAAAGTTTTCCCAAGTCGTTGTACTTCGTAGATAAAGTTTTTGGGCAGTTGAAAATGCATCACTTTCTGTATTACCGTATGATGATGCACCCATTGCTTTGCCCGCAACATCTAATCCACAATCAGTACTTTGCATTATGCTCCATAATGACCATAGGCATGCTTGTGTATAGTCCCTTCCATGTGCTCGAACTCCGTGTAGTTTAGTGCGACTTGTCAGAGGTCTATCAGGATTCTCAGCAGTGAACAAATGAGTAAACCCATCGTTGCCACCACCATCCATAGTAAGTATGATTGCTTTGTCAAATCCCGAAGGAGCAAACCCATTCCAAGCATGTGCTTCGTGATGACGGTATGTGACATCAATATGCTTAGTATTAAATACTGCATTAATATTATCAGGGTCGAGCATCATATCATTCATAATAATATTGTCTGTGATACGACCAGTGCTCGTCTCAATTTGATTCATCTTGATATCATTTAATACATTGCCACGAATAATGCAATGATAATCATTAGGTATGCCAAACTCTTCTTCTGCTATCTTAGCACACCGTTTGAGAATTTCTAGTTCCTCGTCCTTACGATAGTGACCTCTATAGTGTTTTATACCTTCTAATTTTTCTATCTCAATAGTATGAAATGTTTTTGTAACATCATTCCAGAAACATAGTGCGGCGTCATGACCCCAATTAGCGGCGATTAGATTTCTCATAGTTTAAGGTCTATTGTGCCAAGGTTCTGCGGGACGCACAGACACCTCAGGTTTGGGTAAGTGCTTTGCGTGTATTTTGCAACCGATGAAGGCATTATAGTATTGTTCGTCCAGCAGAACATCGTATTCAAATTGTAACTTCGCCTCATAGTAGGAGCATTCGCCTTTTGTTCTACATAACTTTAGAACTTCGCGGTGATAGTTATCAACACCAGTTCTCTTGATCGACTCAAGTAGATGTTCACTCGAACCGTAATACTTCTGCCAGTCCGAAGGAACTTTCATTTTTATCTTTCTTTTACGTACAGAGTTCTTAGGCAGTGTCTTAGGTTTCCAGAAGAACTTCTTTCCTATATACATCTTACCTGTATCTATCTCAGTGATACGATACACAAATCCAACATAATCTTTAAGGAATTCTTCGTCAGGTTCGAATACACTTTCGTTCATATTCCACATTTGTTATAATTCCCTAAAATAACCAATATTCATTTTCATACTCTACCACTATATGATCTAATCCAGTATTTTGTAAAACATGAAATGCTTCATCAATGGTATTTAGAATAGGTTTACCTTGAACATTCAAGGAAGTGTTTATTAGTACTCCATCGAACGCTGTCAGTATGTCGTAGATTGCGGCATTGCTCTCCTCCGTCACCACCTGCAGTCTGGCAGTATTGTCGTAGTGTGTTACAGAGAATAGTTCAGTTTGATACTCTGGCAACACATCCGCGACGAATTGCATACATTCCATGTTATCAAAGTTTGGTGAGTAGAAATACTTAGGTGCATCTTCCTTTCTGCATATAGGAGCGAACGGTCTAAACCACTCTCGGAACTTAACACGACAATTGAGTGTGTCTTTCATCTTAGGATTAGATGCATCACATAGTATAGAACGATTGCCTAACGCTCTAGGTCCCACTTCCATGTTACCAATCACCATTCCTACTATTTTCTGCTCTTTAAGTAGGGTAGCAATATCATTAGTATCAACTTTCTTTGCGCCATACAGTTTAATCATTGGATCCATATATTTGTAGTCGAATATTCTTGGACCAGATTGTGTGACATTGTACTTCTTAGATGTCTTTAGATGTTCGTATAACATACCAAAACTTAGACCACCGTCATGACAGTTTGGTGGGATGAATATATTAATGTGAGGAAACGCACGTTTGATTGCTTCGTTAGCAAGAACGTTTAATGCACTACCACCAGATATTAATAGATTGTTATCGTGTGCTTCGATCTTGTCAAGAAACTCTTCTCTAATAGTTTTTACGATACCCTCTTCGAACGCAACCTGCGCAGACCTAGCAAGAGAGAACGCTTTATTATTCTTCAGTTTTAATTTATAATTATTAGTTTGAATGCAGGGACCAATACGATTTCTCATTATAAGCAATGGATTATTTTCGTCGTTCCAATGACGTTCCCTTACATCTTCACTCCACCAATTAGATGAAATGGCGTCTTTCATTATATCTACCCATTCATCATTCAATTCTCCATATGCGGATAATCCCATCAGTTTACCCGGAAGATCAAGGTCCAGAGTGCCGTGTAGTATTTTGAGTGAGTGTGCGACAGCAGTATAGACCATCGAGAAGTTGTGTCTCATGGATTGCACTGAGTGACGATTGATACCTTCGAAACACGAGTACTTGAATGAAGTGTTATCACCCCAACCATCATACGTTAAACACGCGGTGTTCTCGAAGGATTCTGGTGCCTGACCATATGCGCTCCACGCATGATAGTCGTGGTGATCGATTATTGACATTGAATGTTGAACTTCTTCGTCTGCATTGATGCAAGTGCGATCAATGAACGAAGCATCAAACCAAATGGGTTTGAAGATTAATGTTTTGAAGTCATTTTTTATACCATGAACTTCTTCAAGATGATTCAGAATTTTTTTGAGATAAAGAACATTATCTGAAGTAGATGCTTCATCACGAAGTTTTGTGTTATGATGTTTAATACCAGAAACACGTTCAAATTCATATATGTAGAACGAGTCAGTATTAGGATCATGTACTGTTAGATTAGTATCATGACCCTCATACAATGCTATAGTGGGTTTCATGTAGTGTTACCTTGATTGAAGATAACACTATTTAGTCTTCTATGAAAACCTCTTCCACTTCTGCTTCAGTACCACACATGGGACAGTAGATCACTGCCTCATCGACGTTTAACACATCGACAAAACAGTTACTATCACACACAGGACATTCAGTCATAAATCTACGAGTATCTTCTATCATGCAGGACATCCTGTTCCATCTAATCCACAAACGATAGGTTCTTCATCTTCATCCCATCCCCAATCACCATCCATGCCATTCACCGAGTATTCTGTAACGCGCTTCTCGAAGAAGTTGTCGTGTGAAGCACCATTCAATACCCAGTCTAACCAAGGTAATGGATTCTCTTTAACTTTGAAATTAGGTTTCATGCCTAGTTGTAACAAACGTCGATCAGCAATATGTCGAATGTATTGCTTAACAT